AAATGATGGTATAAATCCTTCAAATTGGGGAAGTTCTGCTCTGAGTACAATATTCAATACATATCATCTCAATTCAAGCAAAACTTCTTCTACATTTAGTGGTGGTACAAATGGAAGTTCTGTAGGAAATGATGATTTAATTGCTGCTATTGAATTATTTAAAGCAAAAGAATCTTGGGAATTAGACTTTTTCCTCACAGGATGGACATACGATTTAGGTAATCCATTGAACTATCATTTAGCTATTTCTAAAATGATACAAGTTGCAGAAGATAGAAAAGATTGTGTAGTTTGTGTATCACCGGAATATGGTGCTACTGCAAGAGGAGAATCAGACCCACAAAAAATTACAGATAAAATAATACAGTGGAGAGATGCTGTATATGATAGTTCTTATGGAATTATGGATGGTAACTTTAAGTACCAATATGACGGTTACTCAGATACTTATAGATGGCTACCATTGTCTGGTGATATGGCAGGATTGATGGCACTTACAGATTTAAATTTCAAACCTTGGTATTCACCAGCTGGAACAACAAGAGGTTCCATAAAAAATGTTGTAAAATTAGCTTATAATCCAGCACCAGTACATCGTGACGATTTGTATATTAATCAAATTAATCCAGTAGTTACCTTCAGAGGTGAAGGAACTATTTTATATGGTGATAAAACATTACAACGAATTCCAAGTGCATTTGATAGAATTAATGTGAGAAGATTGTTCATCACATTAAAAGAATTTGTAATAGCTCAAGCAAGGAGAAGATTATTTGAATTTAATACCCCAACTACCCGTGCAGAATTTGCAAGAGTAGCCGAGAAGTATATGGAAACTGTAGTTGCAGACCAAGGTGCTTCTGATTTCCGCGTTGTCTGTGATGAAACTAATAATACTGACGATATTATTGAAGCAAATCGTTTTGTTGCTGATTTATATGTAAAACCAACATATGTAATTAACTTTATTAAATTAAACTTCACAGCAGTCGGCCAGTCTGTAGATTTTACTGACCTAGGCGTATAAAAAATAACGGACGCCTAGCGTCCACTTTTTTCAAAGGAGAAAAATGGGAATCAGTGTAACCGCATTACGAAATAAATTACAGCAGGGTGGTGCTAGACCATCTTTGTTTTATAGCAAAATAAATTTTCCAACATCAGCGCAAGAATCGCTGCAATCCCTGATTGTTGAAGGATCGGGATTAAAAACAAATGATATATCATTTTTTATTAAAACAGCGCAGATACCGGAATCAACAATCAATAGTGTTCCTATTAATTTTTTAGGAAGAGAATTTAAAGTCCCTTCTATTGATAGAACGTTTGCTGATTGGACAGTAACTATTATTAATGATGAAGATTATAGAATTCGTCATGTATTTGAAGCTTGGATTGAATACATGGCGCCAGGCAAAGCAATCTTTGAATCCAAAACTGCTTTTGGAAACTCATCAACAATTTTTGGTGACTTAGAAGTTCATCAGTTGAAAAAACAGGGTACGGTTGCTACAGGAGCAATTCCAGGTGGTGAATATAGTGCATCTTATTATTTTAAAGACGCATTTCCAATCAATATTAGTGCTATAGATTTAAGCTGGGACACTAAAGATACTATAGAGGAATTTTCTGTTACATTCTCTTATCAATATTGGGAAAAACTACCGAACGAAGCACCAACTGACAATCCTTTTAATCCTTCGGGAGACAGTGACCTTGAAGAAGCTAAAGGGTGGGTTCAGGCTAGTTAATATAATTAATTATTTGTTTTTTTTCTTAAAACCCACACCTTAATAAGTGTGGGTTTTTTTATTTTTAAAAATTGTGATTGATAAATAAATGATACACTTAGTTTAATTTATCAAAGGAGTTTAACTTCATGGCTACATTATTTGGATGGAAATTTGAGGAACAGCAAGAAAAAGAAAATGAAAATATTCAATCTTTTTCACCTCCTGAATTTGATGACGGTTCTGCTGTTGTAGGAGCAGCCGGCGTATACGGTACGTATCTAAACCTAGATAGTACATTTAACAATGAATTTGATTTGATGGCTAGATATCGCTCAATGTCTATGCAACCAGAATGTGAAATTGCTATTGATGAAATAGTAAATGAATCAATAGTTTCTGGAAGAAAAACTTATCCTGTAAATATTGAACTTGATTATCTAAATTTTTCTCAACTATTAAGAGATAAAATAGGAGATGAGTTTTATAATATTTTAGATAAATTAAATTTTAAATACGCCGGATTTGAAATTTTTAGAAAGTGGTTTATAGATGGTAGAATATTCTATCATGTTCTTATAGATACTAAAAATCCACAAAAAGGTATAGTAGAGCTAAGACCTATAGACCCATTTAAAATAAAAAAGATACGAGAAAGACAAAAGACTGATAATGAAGAAAGTGTTCGTATAGGAATGGATGAAATACCGATAAATCAAAAATTTAATGAATATTATTTATATTCAGAAACTGGAGTTTTTAATGTAGAAAACGATGGTACTAATGTAGGTGGAGAGAGAAGTAATGTTTTAAAAATAGCATCGGATTCAATTGTATATACAAACAGCGGTTTATTAGATGAAAGACGAAAAAATGTAATTTCTTATCTTCATAAAGCATTTCGTCCATTAAATCAAATACGAATGTTAGAAGATTCGGCTATTATATACAGATTAAGCCGTGCGCCATCCAGAAGAGTGTTTTATGTTGATGTTGGTAATTTACCAAAAGCAAAAGCCGAACAATACATGCACTCACTGATGAATCAGTATCGCAACAAGATGGTTTATGACAGTAAGACCGGTCAACTAAGAGATGACCGCAAGTTTCAAGCAATGCTTGAAGACTACTGGATGCCTCGGAGAAATGGCTCGGCAACCACGGAGATTGACACTTTACAGGGAAGTGAAGCTAATTTTACACAATTAGATGAATTAGAATTTTTTCAAAGACAATTATTCCGTTCTTTAAATGTACCAATTTCTAGAATGCAACCAGAAAGCGGATTTTCATTAGGTAGAGCAAGCGAAATTTCTAGAGAAGAATATAAATTTTTAAGATTTATAGAAAGATTACGAGTACGTTTTTCCGGTTTATTTTTGGATTTATTAAAGAGACAATTAATTTTAAAGAATATTATTTCTTTAAAACAATGGGAAGAAATTAAAGACGAAATTCATTTTATTTACGACCAAGATAGCAATTTTAATGCTCTTAAAAATTTAGAATTACTAACAGAAAAAATGAATGTTTTGAGAGATGCTGAAGAATATAGAGGAAAGTATTTCTCAGCAAATTATATACGTAAAAATATATTAGCACTTAATGATGATGATATTGAACGTATAGAAGAAGAAATTGAAGAAGAAAAATATGACCAAAGATTTGCACCACAAGAAGGTGAACCTGGACTTGGAGGTGGATTCGGAGGTTTAGGAGGACCTGATTTAGGAATGGGTGGTTTGGGAGGTTTAACACCGGGTACACCCGAGCCGACAGCAGGTGGAATGATTAATGATTTGGGTGGCGCAGAAACACCACCGACTACTACACCAACAACTGGAGAATTATAATGGAAAATCTATCAAAAGAAATGATAAAAAGTATTAATGACGGTGATATGAACAAGACAAAAGAAAACTTTGAGCAGATGATTGCTAATAAAATTTATGATAAATTAGAAGATAAAAAAATAGAATTATCTAACAGTATTTTTAATAAAGAACCCTCGCATGAAGAACCAAAACAAACAACAGAACCCGTATCAGAGCCTGAAGTCGCAAGTGCAGAAGAATAATTTATTATCAGACATAATAAAAGAAAATTACGAAAATTACTATATTAATTCAGGTGTCAATCTTTTATTACTAGAAAGGTCTTTTATAGATGATGCTATAGATAAAATCACTGCTGGTGCTAAATCAGCAGGTAAAGGATTAACTAATAAAGCCTATGCTAAAGTGCGTTCTCTTGCTCCTACTAAAAAGGGCAAACGCTTACGAATATCAAATAAGTATCAAAAAGAATTTAATAAAAATACAAAAGAGATTGAAGATTTAAGCTATGATTTAGCTGAATTAGAAGATAATTTAGATGATATGGATACAGATTCTTTTGAATTCAAAAGAACAGAAAAGAAATTTAACTCTATAAAAACCCGCATGAAAGAGTTAGGAGATAGAAATTCTAAATTGAGTAAATTTATAATTTCACAACCTATAATATTTGATGCAGGTGAATCCAAAGGAAAGGGAACTGCAGAATATGCTCCTACTAAATCTGATCCAATTTTAAAAAAATTAAGAGACCATTATTTAAATATTACATTAAAACATAGCACTGCTCTTGCTAAACTTTCACCTAATCATAATACTGTAAAATACTTAGAGAATGAAAAGAAAAAGGCGGAACAAAAACTTTATGACCGTGGATATCCAAGAATGGATGAGAATGTAGAATATGAAAATAATTCAAATTATCTTTTAGAAGGTTGGAGAGAAAGATTTGAATTTAATGTAAAAAATTATGCATCTTCATTTAAAGACTCTTTGTCTAAGGGCGGAACGATACCAAGAAATGATGATAATAAAAATAACTATGATGATATTTTTTCTGCTTTGAAAAATCAGAAAAACTTAATGCCTGAATTTAATAATAAGAATTTGAGAACAATAGGCGAATCTATATTAAAGAGCAAAAATGAAACCAAAAGATTTAATACAGCTAAAGAAGTTTACAATGAATTAGAAAATTTTCAAAAAAATATTCTATCTCAAAAAAGAATATCTCTTGACAACATAAAATTAAATCCAGCGGCATTGTTTCAAATGCATGTTATGTATTATCATTATGCAATAAGTTTATCTTCACTAGCTGAATTAGTTAAAAAAGACCCTGATTTAATTTTAGCTGTAGGTGAATTTTCAAATGTTCTTGATACACGTTCAAAATCAATAGTTTCTAAAGAAAATTTACTTAGTTTAATTCAAGAGATGTATAGTTTGTATCATTTTTTAATGGATAAAAATAAATTAAAATATGATGATTTCAGCGCAAGTATAAAAAAATATAATAAAGATATTGTTAAATTATATAATTATATTCATGGCTCCACTCATGAAAAACTTGAAGAAATATCCGAAACTCAGAAACATATAGAAATAAAGCCAGAACCTAAAAAAATAGAAAATAAATCAGAGAACTTACCAGTAACTACTAGTAAAGCCATAGATTCAAAGAGATTATCAGCTATGATGTCACAATTTTCAGATAAAAAAAGAAAAAAAATAGTAGACCTTTTAAATAATTTTGTAACATCTGTTGGAGAAGACGACCCAAGTATAGGAAAAAAAGTAGAAAAATTTGTATCATCTAGTGAGCAACTATTTAAAAATATGGAAATTAAAGAAGATGTTAATTTAGGTGAAGGTAGTTCACTATCGGAAAAAAAGTTATTTCAAGAAATTGTAGAAGGATTTGCTCATGTAAGATGGAGAAGAAATCCTAGAACTAAACTTGATAAAATTGTAATGACATGCAAATCGGATGAATATAAAAAACCTCTAAATAGAGAAATATCGGTAGCAGGCAAAAAAGTTAAAGAAGTTATGTGTTTACCAAAGAGTACTAAGCCCGCTAAACAAAAAGAAAAGGACCGTAAATCTTCTCTAAAAAGATGGAGAAAAATTAAATCAAATCCTGGTAAAATGAGAAGAATGTTCGTTAAACGTAAAATGACCAAAGCACGGTCTAAAACTTTAAGATAGGAGAATAAATGAAATTACTTGTAGAAAGTTCAGATAATATTCAAACTATTACTGAAGAATCGGAAAGTGGAGGTAGAACTCATTTTTTGTCCGGAATATTCATGCAAGCCGAAGAAACAAATAAAAATGGTAGAATGTATACCTTGCCGATTTTAGAAAAAGAAACTAAAAGATATGTTGAGGAAAAGGTAAATTCTCAGAGAGCATTGGGAGAATTGAATCACCCTGCAGACCCCACCGTAAACCTTGAAAGAGTATCACATATGGTTACGGAACTTAACGTAGATGGTAATCATATTTTAGGTAAAGCAAAGGTATTGGATACACCATGCGGTAATATTGTACGTGGTCTTGTTGATGGAGGTGTAAAACTCGGAGTGTCATCAAGAGGAGTTGGTTCACTAACACAACAAGAAGGATATTCTTTAGTTGGTGAAGATTTTCAATTGGCAGCAATTGATGTAGTATATGATCCTTCGGCTCCTAAAGCATTTGTTGATATGGTTATGGAATCTGTTGATTGGATATGGAATGAAGACACTAAGAGTTTTTTGAAAAAAGAAGCTCAAGTAAATGAAGAAAAAAATGTATCTACAAATCCTATGCCTTGGTTTGATACATTAGTAGAAATGAAGACCGAAATTAAAACAATGCAAGATAAAATTTTTGTTCTTATGAACGAAAATAAAGAGATGAAAACTTTACTTCAAAATAAAGTAAATTCACAAGTTCGTCAAAAAGAAGTGAAACTTGAAAAACTTTTAGAAGATACAAAGAATGCAATTGAATTAAGTGTTAAAGAGAAGTTGAGAGAACGCAGAGAACATGAAACTCTTAAAATTTTTGATAACTTCTTGAAAGAAATCGCTAAAAATTAAAATAATATAAATAATCTACAAACGAACTGATATATTAACAATTAAGTAAAAGGAATCTTATGACTGAAACTGAAGTAAAAAATAAGATTTCCGAGTTCATGAAAAAGAAATTCGGGGATTCTATTAAAAATACCACAGATTTAAGCACTGTTGTAGAAGAAGACAAAGTTGATTCTACACTATCTGCTTTAATGAAGGAGATGAAAATGGATGCTTCTGCTAGTCAGGTAACTATTGAAAAAGGTACTACTGTTAATACTATGGCAACACAAATGATGGATGAAATGAAAGATGTTGACAAAAAAGAAGATGATGAGATGATGGCAGAAGCCGCACATAAAGATGATAAAAAAGATAAAGTTGAAGTTGATGATGAAGAAGATAAAGTTGAAGTTGATGATGAAGAAGATAAAGTTGATGATGAAGTTGATGATGAAGAAGTTGAAGTTGATGATGAAGAAGTCAAGAAGAAAGCTGATAAAAAGAAAAAGAAGGACGTTAAGGAGCAGATTGAGTCTCTGTTCGCACAAGATGAAACTCTAACAGAAGAATT